AAAATACAATCGTGCTACTGGTAGTAATTTACAAGCACCTGTTACTGAAAAGAACCCTACTGGTAAAAGAGCAGCTAGAAGAAAATCATTTTGTGCTCGTATGAAAGGAATGCCTGGACCATTGAAAGATAAAAAAGGCAGACCCACAAGAAAAGCGTTAGCTTTAAAACGATGGAGGTGTTAGATGACTTATTCAATCCCCGGTGATTACAGAACAAAGGTACAAACCTCTACTACTATTGGCGATATAGATAGTCCTTTCACTAGAACAAGAGCAGTTCTAGACATGATGAAAGGTTGGGAGATAATGAAAGCTGTAACTGAAGGAACAGAATATCTCAGAGAAAATAGTGAAGCATTTTTACCATTAGAACCAAGAGAAGATTACACAGCATACATGGCAAGAGTAAATCGTGCTGTATTTTCTCCTTTTACACAAAGATTAATAAGAGCAGCTACAGGTCTTGTATTAAGAAAACCAATAAGTCTTATAGGTGATCCTTATTGGACAGAGACTTTTAAAATGGATGTAGATGGTTGTGGTTCTGATTTAGATGAATATGCAAGAAGAATACTGATGTGTTCTCTTACTTATGGTCAAAGTCATATTCTTGTTGATTATCCAGCACCTTCTGGTGCATTAAGTCTTGCCGAAGAAAGATCACAGAATCGTAGACCTTATTGGATTGAAGTAGATCCTACAAATCTTTTGGGTTGGAGGTTAGATAGAGAATCAAATTATGGAAATCTTATACAAGCAAGAATTGCAGAAAAGGCTGTATTGCCTGATGGAGATTTTGGAGAAAAAGTTTATGATCAGGTAAGAGTTATAGAACCTGGTACTTATCGAGTATTTCGTAAAAAAGATCAGATTGATGCAATGTATGATGTTGATGATAATTCATACATGGGTGAGTTTAGCACGGGAACAACTGGAGAAGATTATAAATTAGCTGAATCTGGTAGTTTTTCTCTTGGTGAAATACCTTTAGTTACAATTTATTCAGGAAAAACAGAAAATTTAGTAAGTAAACCACCTTTACTTGATATCGCATATTTAAATCTTGCACATTTTCAAAGACAAGCTGATTTAATTCATAGTTTGCACGTTGCATCTCAACCAATGCTTGTAATGGAAGGTTATGATGATCAGACTAAAGATCTTGCCATATCTGTTAATTATGCAATGGCAACTCAACCTGGTAATAAAATTTATTATGTAGAGCCAGCTTCTAGTGCTTTTGATGCTCAATCTGCTGAAATAAAAGAATTACAAATGCAAATGGCTACCTTGGGAATATCTACTTTAAGTCAACAGAAGTTTGTAGCTGAATCTGCTGATGCAAGACGTTTAGATCGTGTTGATACAAATTCAATGCTTGCTATGGTTTCTATGGAATTAGAGCAAAAACTTCAAAAATGTTTTAATTTTTCTGCTGAGTATGTAGGTATTGAACCTCCAGAAGTAAAAATTAGTAGAGATTTTGATATTGAAAGATTAATTGGTCAAGATATTACAGCTTTAACATCATTATTTGATCAACAAGTTATTGATAGAGAAGAATTTAGAGATATTTTAGTTCAAGGTGAAGTACTTCCTAGTGCCAATCAGACAGAATCAAGTTAGTATACTATTATATAAATAAATTTATAAAGCTTATGGCTAAATCTTTAGACAAAGTGCTTCAACCCGATGGAACGTATAAGTGGGAACTTGTAGAACCAACTTTATCTGAAAAGATGGGTAATGGTGCTGAAGCTCCTGTTGTTTGTCCTGCTCCTCAAAAAAGCGTTGTTACTGCCAATTTAAAAACCATGACCAAAGCAGAACTTGAAACTTATGGTCGTTCTTTAGGTATTGAGTTAGATAAAAGACATACTAAGGCAGATTTAATTGCCGAATTAGAAAAATTTACCTCCGCTAATTAATTATGATTGAAGAAAAAGTAATTGAGCAAACATCAGAAACTCCTACACCAGAGGTTAGTACACCAACCCCACCTGTAAATGATTTAGCCAAACAGTTACAAGAGGCAAATGAACGTGCTGCAAAGGCAGAAGCATTAGCTCAACAAAAAAGTAAACTTGCTGAAGAAACAGAGCAAAAGTTTAAAAACGCTAAAAGTAAAATTGGTCAATACTATGACGATAGAAATAAAGCATTAGAAGATCAGGGAATGTATAAACCTTTATGGGAAGAGGCAAATAAAACTAATCAGGAAATGCAAAATGAAGTGAATGCGTTAAAACAACAAATACAAGATTTAAAAAATTCCAATGAAGCAGCAAGCACTAAAACAGAAGCTTTAGCAGCTATCAGTAATCTTGGAGCTATAAATGCAGAACAAACTCTGTCACTATTACAAGGAAAGTTACAAAAAAATGCAGAGGGTCAAGTAGTTGTCCTTAATGGGGGAGTTGAACAGAATTTAACAAATTATCTTACAAGTCTTAAGAACCCCGGTAGTGGTTGGGAACATCATTTTAAACCTAGTTCTGCTGCTGGCATGGGAGCAAAACCAAGTCCTGTTGCGAATGCAGGTGGTGGTCAACCAAATCCTTGGAAGACAGGCAATATAACTCAACAAATGCTAATATCAGAACAAGATCCTCAGATGGCAGCTGTGCT